CCCTCGGAGCGCACCAGCGCCATCTCGGAGGCGTAGAAGCTGCCGGGGATGGCCGCGTTGAAGCTGCACTCGTATTCCTGCTCGTAAGACGCACGCCCGACGTCTGCGCCGTACAGCGCCTGATACTCCAGCAGCGCGTCCGCCTGCTGCTCCTCGCTCAACGCGCCCGTCTTGCTGACTGGCAGCAGCTCGGCGAACCAGCCGTCGCGCGTCACCGCGTAGTTGTACATTTCAAACGCATGATTACGCATGCGCGGCGTGGTGATGAAGACGGCCCAGCCATCATTTTCTTCAAGCATCGGCCGCATGTAGGCCCACGCGCTCGGGTTACTCAGCGCGTACTCAGAGAACACGACACCGGCCGCGCTGGAGCCGACCGTGCGAGAGTATTGATCGCTGCCGATGCACTGAAACGTCGAGCCGTTGATCAGGCGAATGAACATCTCGTGGTCGTTCGTGCTCTCGCGCAGCTCGTGCGGAAACGCTTCATCAATGCGTCGCGCGCCAGTGTGTGGATTGACCGCGGTCCAGATCGCCTTGCGCGCCTGCGCGTACTCGGGCAGGCAATGCCAGTAGTTGCCGACCTTCCTGAACGCTGAGACCGCGGTGTGATGCAGCGCGATCTCATCCTTGCCGGCGCGTCGATGCCAGACCGCGATCGCTCGCTTGCCGCCATTGTGCAAATAATTCCACAGCGGCATCTGGTGATCGCGAGGCGACCAGCCGAGCCGTGGAATGTTCACACGCATGTTCATCGCTTTTTCTTCTTTAATTCAGCGGCCAGATCGCGCAGCACGATCTCGACCTTGCCCTCGATCTTGCTTTCGGTCGGCTGATTAGGTTTGCCCCAGCCGCGATCGAACAGCATAGCGATGGCGCGCATTTGGATCTCAGGCTCAACGCCTTCGTCTGCAGTGGCGAAGCCAGCCAGCTTCTGCACGTTCGCTTCTGTGAACGAGCGACACAGGGATTTTAATCCTGCCTCCGTCATTGGCATTTTACTTTTTGCTGTGGTCACTTAACACAGGGGACACCCCCCGCTCCTCTAATTGGGTTACTCGTTGTTTCAGCTCATCAATTTGATGTTGGAAGCTGATGCGAACGGCATCGATTTCATCTTCAACAACGGCCAGCGTGGTGTGGATATCTCGATCGACGGCGGCAGCCGCGGCCTTCATCTCGGCGTCCATGATGCTGATGATCTTCATGTTGGCCATGGCGAGGACACGCGTAAAAAGGGCGCACGGCGCCGGGAACCCGGACAATGCGCCCCCTCTAGGGCTGGCGTCAAGTCTGCGAGACCGTACTAGGCCTTGCGTACGAGGCGGTCGGAGACCCAGACAGGCACCTCGGGCTTGACCTTGAACGCCTTCAGGGCGCGCAGCAACAGCACATGCGCCTCCGGGATCGGCGTCTCGGCCCTCTTGTAGCGGTGGCTGGTGCGCTCGCCGACGCCCAGATACCGGGCCGCCTGCGCGATGTTCATGTCCAGCTCCTGCAGGATCTGGATGTATTCCTTCGCCGTCATCTGGCGATCGGTCTGCCAATTGTACTTTGGTGCCACTGTTTTCTCCTGCGTTTATAAGCCCGCCAGTAAACGCCCCCTGTGCAAGGGTGTCAAGGCGGCAAGTATTTTTGAAAATGTTGGGTTGTCATGTTGACAGGGTTGTCAGGGGCTGATCTAAGGGGTGCATCAACAACGGAGCAAGCACATGACCAAGATCGTTTCCACCTTCTCCACCGGCCACACCGACACCTACAAGGGCAAGCGCGACGTCAAGGCAGGCTGGATGATCACTGGCCCGCAGGGTGACCTCTACACCGGCCACAGCCAGAACCGCATCACCGCCCGCAAGACGGCCGAAGGCCGGGCACCCTACCTGAAGGGCGCGCCCAGCTTCGTGGATCGCCCCGCCCGCCGCGCCGCCACCGTGGCCTACTTCCAGTATTTCGCCCAGCAGGCCCGCAAGCACGGCTTCACCAGCCACAAGGCTTGGTACGACGACTACGCCGCCAAGATGGCCGCCTTCCGCGCCCAGTGCCGCGTCGAGATCGTGGACCTCTGACCCACCCAGACCGCCGGAACGCACCGGCGGGCTCCCCTGCTTATCCCTGACCCCATCTGGAGCCAACCATGACCTACCCCCGCACGATCTACTTCCCCGCCGACGGCAGCCGCGTCACCGTCAACCTGATGCCCGGACCCGGTGCCCGGTTCTCGGCCGTCCTGCAGGACGACGGCGGCGAGGGCCCCATGATCTGGGGCTTGGGCGACACCGAGCTGGCGGCGATCGCCGACCTCGCCAGAACCCGCGCCGAGGTCGAATAGGCCTAACCCCTACCCTTACACCGAGCCCCCGGCGAGCGATCGCCGGGGGCTTTTTCATGCCGCCCGGCCAAGCCCCGCCGCCAACAAGCGGCGCTCCATCTCTGCCTCGGTCATCATGCCCTTGCGATCGACAGGATACCTGACGCCGCTGGTGTCAATGCCGTACCCACGCGCAGCGTTCTCGGCCATCATCTTCTCAATCTCGGTTTTCGTCATTTCCGTCTCCTGTAATCGAGGGGCTAGGCCCGGTTATGCCTGTTATGGGAACCTAAATTTGCCATAACCAAATTTCTTCTTTAGTTTCATCACGGTAATGGCAGTTATATCAGTTATATCAATCCTCCGTGTATAGAGATTTATTAGAAACAGATGTTCACGTTACGTACAATTACTACAGAAAGGTTGAAATCCACCCCTTACCCCCAACCGGCCATAACCGAGGTACGTACATACCCATTGAAGACTTTTCCACCGATTTTGAAAACCTTGTTTGTCCAGCCCAATTTCCGCATTATCGACGCCAGCGTTTTGGCGTGGCCCATGTGTTGCTGCCCCGCAGACACCCCGATGTACTTGTACAGGTCCACCGTGGCCACCCGCCGCTCGTCACCGACGACGTGCGCGATGGCCGCCCCCCGGTTGAAATACGCGCTATCAAAAACGCTATCGTCCCTGTCCGACAACTCCTCCAGCAACGCCTCCCACGGGTGGATGATGCGCCGCTCCTCTTGGATGACCCCCGCGTCGGCCCACATCGCCTCCGGGAGCGTTAGGGCCTCCCCTTTGGACTGGTAGTGCGCCGCCTCGCCCCAAAGCTGCAGGCGGGCTGCCCTGAGCTTCTGCAGGTCTATCATTGACCGCACCGTGATCGGCCAGAACCGCCGGTTTCCAGTGTCCGAGGGCATGTACTTGTAGGCGTTCGTCGTCCCCACCTCGATCGAGTGCCGGGGCTGCTTGACAAGATAGTGCCCGTAGGCGGGCCGGGCGCGATCGACCTGCCGCGAGGCGAAGGCCTTGATCGTCTCGATCTCGCCCTTTGTGATCCCGGCCAGCTCGGCGTTCTCGTGTATCCAGACCCCGGCCAGATGCTCCTGCACCTCGCGCGAGGCCTTGCCGAGTATGCTCTCGTCGGAAAAGTTTCCCTCCCCGGCCAGCACCGCCCACGCCGAGGACTTGTTCAGCCCCTCCGGGCTTTCCATGATGAGGATGGTATCAAACTTGACGCCCGGCTGCCGCGCCCTCGCCACCGCCGCAATCATGGTCTTTCTGACGCAGATCCGATTGAACTCGGTATCATCGGTGTTGAAGTGATCAACCGCCATGCGGTCGAGCCGGGCGACCCTGTCCCACGACGCCTCGGCCTCGGCCAGCATCTCAACCACCGGGTTGAACTGGTTTTCGTGGCACATGGCATTGACCGCGTCCCGCACGTTACGCTCGCCAAAGTCCAGCCCCCATGTTGTCGAGATCAGGGTTCTAAGGGCCCCGAGCCCGGCGTCGGTAACCAGCCCCGCGAACGGCCAGTTGGCATTGCTCGGAGCGATCGCCGAGCTACGCCCGATGTACAGCTCATTGTGAAACACGTCCTCGGAGCATTCGACCCCTAGTGCCTCGATCGCGAGCCGGGTGTTGTGAAAGGAAGGCTTCGGGTTCCAGTTGACGTACCGCTCCCGCCACTGCGGCTCGACCAGCCGCGGCGCGTCGGCCGCGATCGCCGCCAGCACGTCAGGCCCCAGCTTGGCGCCGGCGGGGATGTCAGGGTCGGGGATGCCCCACTTCTCCCGCGCGCTGGCGACCATCGCCAGCATCTCCTCATCGTCACGGCCGCCGTCGCAGTAGGGGCCGACCCACCCGGCGATCGCGTCATTGCCGAGCCCGCGCCCGACCAGCGCGCCAGTCACGGCCAGCATGTTGGGGTGCCAATTACCCGAGCCGTCGCTGTTCCGATACTGCGTCCGGTCGAGCAGCCGGTTGATCTCCTCGTCCGAGTAGGACGGGCTGGCATTTGTTTGCAGTAAATTCCGATTTGTTGGCAGTGTTTCGCGCTTGACAGCCTCCGGCCGCCCTACGGCCGCCGACAACAGATCCAGCCGCAGGTCGATGAAGTCGCCGTCCAGCGCCTCGACCCGGTGGTCTGGATTGCTGTTGACGCTGCCGTAGTAGTACGACTGCGACAGGGTGAACGACACCGGGTCGATACCCTCACCGAGCAGGCCATGCAGCGCCGCCACCAGTTCGTACCGGCGCTCCGGCGGCAGCGACTTCGACGTCGGGCACAGCACTCGCCACTTCTCCGCGACGCCCTTCTGGTAGCTCGGGGAGGTGTAGACTATCGCCCGCACGCCCGCCGCCCACAGCCGCTCGACCGCCTCGTCGAAAGTGATACGGCAGGTGTCGTAGTCGACCTCGACCCCCGTGATCGACAGCACGTTGCCGTCGTGGCGCAACGCGCCCGCCTCGGTACGCGCGTCGCCAAACACCGCCAGCTTGAGCCACGGCAGGCGCTTCTTGCCGGGCTTGGTCATCTGCAGGATCTTGTCGCCCAGCTCCGGCAGCGTCAGGCTTTCGCTGGTCTTGGTCTTGGCAGTGTGGCTCGGGAAGAACGTGACCGGGATCTTGTGGTCGTCAAAGGATTGCGGGAACTGATTGGATGCATTAGACGTAGTCATGCGGGTTTATCCTCCGGGATGGATTGATGGACCTAGAGAAGCCACGATGCGCCCCCCGCGTCGTGGCTTTTCGCTTTTCAGTGGTCTGAAAGCAGTCGGGCAATATCTTCCGAATTGCTGACTATCGCAACCACCGCCCCTAGCATCTCAAACTGCCGGATGCGCTGCATCTGGTGCGGCGACAGCCGGCCGCCCTTCGGCCGCTTGCACTCACAGAAGATCACCCTGCCCCCCGGCAGCACCACGACGCGATCGAAGAACCCGCGACGGCCGATCACCGTGGTTTTCTCGGCGATGCCGCCGATTGCGCGGACCCGGCGCACCAGCTCCTCCTCGACGACGTTTTCCCTGACACCCTTGACAGTCATGAATTCCCCTGCGCATGCTGCGTCCATTGAACAAGTAGCATGAAAGAAGAACATGACGCGCCACTCATCGATCGTCGGCGGCTCGACCGCCGGTCGCCTGCTCGAATGCCCGGGGTCATACCAAGCCCAGCTCGCACTGCCGCCATCGGCCGACGTCTCCAGCGAATACGCGCTCGAAGGCACCGCCATGCATGGCGTCATGGACGTCCTGATGCGCGCGCGTCAGACGATCCCCGACCTCGACGTGAGGGGCCACGCCCAGCACATGCTCGGTTACACCTTCAACGACCGCAAGCTGACGCAGGACCACTTGGACACCATGATATTCCCGGCGATCGAGCAGCTGGAGGCGCTGGAGGCGATCTACGGCGGCGATTTTCGCGTCGTCGGCATCGAGCAGCACGTCCAGTTTCCCGGCCTGCCGGGCGCGTTCGGCACCTGCGACCTGATCGTGGCGTCACCGACCCACATCCTGCACATCGACTGGAAATTTGGCAGCGGTGTCGCCGTCGAGGCGGTCTACTTTGAGGGCGACAGCCTCTCCGAGCGGCTGAACCCGCAGATGATGTTCTACACCACCGCCGCGATGCACTCCTGCAAGAAGATCTACAAAGGCAAGAAGGAGCTGGTGATCGCGATCATCCAGCCGCGCTCAACCAAGCCCCTGACCCACACCGTCATCAGCAAGGTCGATGTGAAGTACTTCACAGAAGACCTCCACCACGCGGTCGTGACCGCCCTCGATCGCGACCCGCCGCGCGCCCGTGGCGAGCACTGTCGCTTCGCGCCCTGCAAGGTGAGCTGCCCGCTCTGGACCGGCCCGATGCTGGATCTGGCGGCGATGGGCGTCGTCCAGCCCCGTACCGAAGTGGTCGTCAACGAGCCCTCGGCCTACAGCGACTACATCGCCAAGGCCAAGGAGCTCGCTGACCTCGCCGCGATCTTCAAGAAGGAAGTCGACGAGCAGCTGCACGCCTATCTGGAGGACGGCGGCTACGTCCCCGGCTGGAAGCTGAAGGCGAAGGCCAAGCTGCGGCAGTGGGTCGATGCCTCCACCGTGGTGCCCGCGCTGAAGCAACTCGGCTTTGACGAGGAAGACATCTGGGACAGTAAGCTGACGACGTTTCAGAGGGCCGACGCTGTCGCCAAACGCCTCGGCGTCAAGATCCCCGACGAGCTGCGTGTCGCGCCCGCGACCAACGAGACCACCGTCACCCGATCCGACGACCCGGCGCCGCCGGTCAACCGGGCGCTGGCGATCGACCAGTTCCGCGCCGCACTAGCGCACCTGAAATCCCAACAGGGATAAACCCGTGGCCTCGGCCACATCATGAGAGAGAAGATGAAGATGTCAGATATCGTCAAGAAGACCGAGCACCTGCCCGCCGATTTCGGCGCCAGCCTGATGAAGGGCATCGAGCAGACCCGCTCGACGCTCTCGACCGGCGGCGGCGGCAAGCCGTTCATGCGGCTCTCCCGCGCCGGGGAGTACATCTACGGCCCGCAGAACGTCGAAGTGCAGCCGGGCTCGCACTGGGCCGTCAACCTCGCCGGCCTCGAGCACGGCTGGGTCTGCTGGGGCGACGGCGAGCTGCTGGGGCAGGTCATGTGCAGCGTCCAGCTGCCGCTGCCGACGCGGCCGATGCCGATCGAGGGCTACTCCTTTGAGGGGCAGTGGGGAATGACGCTCGCCTGCGTCAAGGGCGACGACAAGGGGCTGGAGGCGATCTACAAAAACAACAGCCTCGGGTTCCGCAAGGCGTTCGACCAGCTGCTGTCGGACATCCGCTCCCGCTACGTCATCGACCAGCAGTTCTACTGGCCGGTGCTCGAGCTGGAGACCAGCAACTACCCCCACAAGAAGTACGGCAAGATCTTCGAGCCGATCTTCAAGATCGTGGGCTGGGCCGACGCCGAGGGGCAGCTGCAGACCGCCAAGCCGCGGGCGATCGCCCCGATCAAGCCGGAACCGGCCCCGGAAGCTGCAGCGGAGCCCGCTGGTGAGCCCGCGCCCGCGCCCCGCGTTGGACAGCGCCGCCGCCCGGCAGCGCGCTGACGGCCTCTACAGGCGGCCCCACGGGGCCGCCTGTTTCACTTATTTCACTTATTTCATTTAGGGCCACAATCATGACCGACCTCGACCGGGCCGCCGGGCCGACCTTCGCGATCGAGAACATCGGGTTTATCGATTTCGAGACCAAGAGCGCCACCGACATCAAGGCGGGCACCTACCGCTACGCCACCGAGGCCGACGCCATCATCTGCAGCTACGCGATCGGCGACGGTCCCGTTCGTGCGGTCACCGTGGCAGAGTTTGACGGCCCGCTGGACTGGCACATGATGCCTGAAGATATGCAGGAATTTCACGATCGTGTGGCCACCGGGACCGCAGTCTGGGCGGCGTGGAACGCGGGTTTCGACAAGGCGGTCTGGAACTTCGCCACCGAGGGCTTCCCGCTGATGAAGCCCGAACACATCATCGACGTCATGGCGCAGGCGGTCGCATCCGGCCTGCCGCCGGATCTGGCGCAGGCCTCGGCCACGGTCGGCCACGACCTCAAGATCGGCGAGGGCAAGGATCTGATCAAGCTGTTCTGCACCCCCGGCGGCCTGAAGGGCGTTCAGGGCACCCCGACGAGCCACCCCGACGAGTGGATTGCCTTCCTCGGCTACGCCATGGGCGACATCGCCGCCATGCGGAGCGTCTTCAAGGCCACCAGACAGCTCTCTCTGGCGGAATGGAAAGAATACTGGAGCATGGAAGCCGTCAACGAGCGCGGCGTCGGCATCGATCTGGCGTTCGCGACATCAGCGGCCAAGCTGGCTGAGGAGGACAAAGTCCGATCGCGCGCCGAGCTGACCGACCTGACCCACGGCGCGGTGACCTCGGTGGATCAGGTCGCCAAACTGGTGGCGTGGCTGATGCAGCACCTGCCGACCGAGGGGCAGGCCATCCTGACCAAGCGCGAGGAGGAGGTCGACGAGGAGGGCGTCGTCACCAAGCCCGCCAAGTACCAGCTGACCCGCAAGCGGATCGAGCGCCTGCTGGCCTACATGACCGATTTTCACGATATACTGGCGCTGCCTGAATGGTCAGAGATGATCCGCGTGCTGCAGATCCGCCAGTACGGGGGGTCCAAAACCCCGGCCAAGTTTGCCCGCATGTTGCAGCAGCAGGTCGACGGCGTCCTCTACGGCCAGTACGTCTTCAATGGCGCACCGCAGACCGGCCGCGCCTCGTCGAAGGGCGTCCAGATCCACAATCTGGCGCGCGACACCATCAAGGGTGAGGCCGACGCGATCGAGCATATTTACAGCGGCTGCAGCTACGACTATCTGGCCGCGTTCGGCGACAGCACCCCAGTCGCCCGCAAGCTGTCGCTGCTGATCCGGCCGACCTTCATAGCCTCGCCCGGCAAGGTTTTTGTCTGGTCGGACTGGAGCCAGATCGAGGCCCGCGTGTTGCCTTGGCTGTGCGACCACATGAGCGGCGCCAAGGCGCGCGTGCAGATCTTCCGCGACGTCGACGCTGATCCGTCGGTGCCCGACATCTACACTCGCACCGCGGCCACGCTGTCGGGTCTGGCGATCGCGGATGTAACGAAGCCAATCCGGCAGCGTGGCAAAGTCGCCGAGCTCGCCCTCGGCTTCTGCGGCGGCGTCGGCGCCCTGCAGGCGATGGCGGCCGGCTACGGCCTCCACTTCAGCGACACCGAGGCCAAGGTCATCGTCGACCGCTGGCGCGAGGCTAACCCGTGGGCGCAGGACTACTCCCGCCAGATCTGGGAAGGCATGCGGCTGGCGATGTCGCCGGAATACACCTCCGACCCCGACCGGGCCGTCAAGGTCGGCCGGGTCTGGCTGAAGTACGACCCGTGCTATTTCGGCGGCTCCCTGCTGGCGCGTCTGCCGTCTGGCAGAGTGCTGACCTACCGCACGATGCGCTGGGAGGACGTCGACGTGCTGGGCGAGGACGACAAGCCGACCGGCGTCAAGTCGCGCGAGATGACCTTCGCGCGCGGCTATGGCCGGGTGAAGCTGTGGCCGGGCATGTTCGTGGAGAACTTCACCCAAGCCACTGCGGCTGACTTCCTGCGCGGGACGCTGGTGCGGCTGCAGGGCATGAGCTCGGTGCGCCTCCACACCCACGACGAGATCCTGCTGGAGACGACGGTCGAGGCGGCAGAGTATGATGCCTGCACCCTGCGCTGGTTCATGCAGCAGGGCTTCGACTGGTCGGAGGGCCTGCCGCTGATGTCTGAAGAGACTATTGGCTACAGCTACACCAAGTCCGAGGAGGGACACGGGCTATGAAAATCTCCCCGATCGCGGTAGTGCCGACCCTGTCCTACGATGAGTGCATCGAACTGTGTGAGAAGCTGGGGCTGGTCGAGACCATGCAGCACGGCGACAAGCATTACATCCGCTACACCGAGGACGGCGTCAACGCGCTGGCGGGCCTGATCGGCCTGCAGTCCAACATCGACGCAGACGAAGTATTGAGCCCGTCATGAGACATAAGAACGAGCTGCGCCCCTATCAGGACCGCATCGCCACGGCGCTGTACGAGAACGACGAGGCTATGGTCGTCCTGCGGCCCGGCGGCGGCAAGACAGTTACCGCCCTGACCGCCATCACCGAGCTGCTGGAGGACAGGGTGATCCGCCACGCGCTGGTGATCGCTCCCAAACGCGTCGCGAGGGTTGTCTGGCCCGACGAGATCGACAGCTGGGCACACACCACGGGCCTGCGCTACGCCATCCTCGACGGCCCGCCCGGCGAACGAGATATACAGTTGCGCCGCCTGCCGGTGAGCATTCGCCAGATCACGATCGTCGGCATCGACCTCATCCCGTGGCTGGTCAAGGAGCTGGCCAAGTACCCCGGCGACAGCCCGCTGTTCGACCTGCTCGTGATCGACGAGGCCTCCCGCCTACGCAACCCCGGCGGCGTCCGCGCCAAGGATCTCGCCAAGCACGCCCACCGCTGGAAGATGGTCTGGGGCCTCTCCGGCACGCTGCGGCCGTCGTCGGCGCAGGATCTGTTCATGCCGTCCCGCGTGGTGACGCGGGGTAAGTTGTGGGGCAAGTCGTTCTACCGCTGGCGGCAGGAGCATTTCCGGCAGACCGATTTTCAGGGCTACGACTGGACCCCGCTCCCCGGCGCGGAGGACAAACTCAACGCCGAGATCGCGCCTCTTGTCGCCACCGTGAAGGACGGCGAGCTGGTGCAGCCGGAGCCGACGATCGTTATCGATCGCGTCCAGCTGCCGGCCGGCGCCCGTCACCAGTACAACGCCATGAACCGCAAGCTGGTCGCCGACGCCGGCGGGTTGTCGATCGTCGCCGCCTCGACTGGGGTGGCCACCGGCAAGCTGGCGCAGATCGCCAATGGCTTCCTGTACGACAGCGGCAAGCGACCGATCCCCTGCCACTCCGCGAAGCGAGAGTGGCTGGAGGATGTGATTGAGAACGCCACCGGCCCGACGCTGCTGATCTATGACTTCAACTCGGATCTGAGACTGCTGCGCGACGCCCTCGGCGACGATCTACCCTACATCGGAGCTGGCAAGGCCGACGATGCGGCGGCGCTGGATATCGAACGCTGGAACAAGGGCGAGTATCCGTTCATGGCCCTGCACCCGGCCTCCGGGGGGCACGGCCTCAACCTGCAGCACGGCGGCGCCGACATGGCGTGGATTGCGCCGACGTGGTCGCCTGAGTACTGGGAGCAGACCATCGCGAGGCTCAACAGATCCGGCCAGAAGCGTCAGGTGATCGTCCGCGTCTGCGTCGCCGACCAGACCGTCGACGACCTGAAGCTGGACCGGGTTCACCACAAAATGACGGCGCAGGAGGCTTTCGAGGCCTACCTGCGCCGCTGGCAAAAGACTGCCTGAAGTAAAAAGTCGGGGAGGCATTTTCGCCCTCCCCGCAGGTGTCGGGGGGAATAACGATCCCCGATCAGTTGTCGCTCATTTGGTCGAGCAGGTAGGCCAAGATGTAGCCGAGGCCGGCGGCGGCAGCGAGGCTCGCGATGAACATCATCCACATCGTCATCGCGAGCCCATTGGCTAAGCGAGGCGAACGCCACCCAGCTTCTGACGGGCGCCCAGCAGGCCGAGGCCTAAGAACCCGACGATCATCATGAACCACGTGCTGGCCTCAGGCACGGCGGCCTGCAGGTTGAGCTGGCCGGTCTGAAGGCCAACGGCGTCGTGCAGCGCGAACGGGAACGGCTGTTCGTACAGGACAAACATCCCGGTCAGGTTGAACGAGTCGCCTTGGCCGACCAGATCAAGTGTGAGGGTGCCCGTGGTGGTGGCACCCTGCGCGAGGCCGTCACCGGCACCGAACAGGCAGTTCAAACCGGCGTTGCCGCAGAACGACGAGGTGTTGATCCCGCCGTCTACGATGCCGCCGACTTGGGCTTGGTTGAAGACCGAGCCCGTCATGGACGCGTTCTGGATCAGCGGGGAGGTGTTGAAGCCGAAACCCCACGTCTGATAGGCCGGGAGCGTCGACGTGTTGGTTACGGAGTAACCGAACGTCCACGTATTTTGCTGCGTGTTGTGGCCTGTCAAGGTGAGGGTCACGTTGGTTCCGAGCCCGGCAGCGACCGGGTCGGTAACGTCGTCAATACGGCCGTCAAATGACACCGTTCCACTCTGGCCGATTTGGTTGGCGTTGATGGTCGTGGCACCTGCGGGAGTAACGGCTAAGGCAAGTAAGGCGGTTGCAGCCAATAAAAGTCGCTTCATAGATAATTCTCCTGATCAGAGGATGGTGCGGAATGCACCGCTCAAGGTCATGTGCTGGCCTTGGGCGGTGAACTCTGGTCGAGGGCGGCGCGGGCGACCCGCCCACCATCATAACGTTCGTAATTTGCATAGAACCGCAGCGCCATCTCCAGCGCCGCGATGCGGTTATCCTTGCGTATCCACATCTCTCCAGCTTCTTTCAGCGCCGCCTCCAGCGCCTTGATACGCTTGGCGGCTTCCTGTGCCGTCTTCTCGACGTTGTAGCGTTCGTGTTCTACTTCGAACTCCAGCGCCTCGATGCGGGCGGCGGCTGCTTCGCGTGTGAGTAGGTGTGGCCGCGTTGTCTTGGCTATGCTCATTTATCCCCCTCCGGTTGCAGGGCGGCAACGCATTCGTTGTGGGCGACTGCCGGGTCAACGCCGTTGATCCAGCCGACGCTGGCCATGAAACTGAACCGGCGGGCGGCGGCCCGCAGCGCCAGTTCAAGCACGCCGATGCGGGCGTCAGCCCGCACCAACGCGCCCTCAAGCCGCAGAATACGCTCAAGGGCCTCGGCCAGCGTGTAGTTCATGGATACCTCTGCCGGTTGTAGCCGATCGCGCGGTGCTTGGTGCAGTACACCTCCTCGAACGGGGTCGTCTCCCCGCAGTAGCGGTACGGCGGCCGATCGGACACCGTGCCCAGAGGCCAGCGGCAGGTGTCGTTCTCCAGCTGGTAGATCGACAGCCCCGGCTCGGCAGCGACCGGCTCCGGGGGAGGAGGGATCGGTGCCGCCACCGGAACCGGCCGCGGGGCCGGCTTGGATGGCGTCGGTGGGGGTTTGCGGGGGCCGGCAGTGCTTCTCATCGGCAGCTCCATCCGGCGCGCCTTGCCGATCAGGGCGTTGCAGGAGATCTCCAGCTTGAAGATAGCAGACATCTCGGTCGCCATCTCCTCGAAAGATCCGCCTTTACGGTGGAGAGCGCGGAGGGTGGCCATCATGGCAGGGGTCCAGACGTGCTTGATCATTTCACCTTCCCCGTCATCAGCCACCAGTGCGGGCCGTAGACCGCTCGCTCGTAGCACGCCTCGCACTTGTAGGCCTCGGCGTCGGGCTCGCAGCCAAACTGCTCGTGGCCGCAGTTGGCGCACAGCCCGGCCATGTCCTCGTCGAGCTGTTGGATCTGCTCCAGCGTGATCTTGCGCTGACTACGCTGCAGGGTTTTCATGGGAGCCTCCGTTGATGTATTCCTTGTGCGCCGCCAGCACGCTCTCGCCGTACGCCTTGGTGCGCGCAGTGGCGTCGTCGAGCAGCTTGGCGTGTTCGTCGACGTGCTTCTGGATCTCCTCGACCAAACCCTTGACGCGCTCGAGCAGTTCCGTCGCCTCCTTGACGTTGTCCTCCGCGCCCCGGATCAGGGACGCGCCCAGTTCCTTGGCGATGCTGACGAACGTGTACTGGTTCACGCCGTTGAGTGGTTGCTTGTCTGTCATGATGCCTTCCCGGTTATAAACAATTTGGTAACGCTATAGCAGCATCGCCCTTGTGGCAAGCCTGTCGTCGGGTCTATAAGCGGGTCATCAACAACTGGAGCATCACATGGTACCCAATGCCTACATCTCCCTGCACGACGTCAGCGCCGTCGCGGCCCACGCCGACACCTACTTCAGCACGCCGCTGATGCTGTCGATCGATGGCGCGCACGGCAAGCTGCGCCTCGCGGTTTTCTTCAAGGGCGCCAGCGCCGACTACGTCAACCGCCTCGCCGAGGCCATCAACGGAGTGAAACCATGACCGACATTGATCTCATTGCCATCGTCGCCTCCGTCATCATGGTCGCCGGGGCGGTCCTGATCTACGCCGCGATATCTTCGTCGATGTCCCAATAAATATAGTTGACAGGGTTGTCTGGGTGGCAGTATGGTAGAGCCTCAACTGACGGAGACGGAAATGATCAAGCTGCTCAACGAGTACCGCGCCACCCCGACCCTGAAGAACGCCCGCAAGGTTGTTGCCTACGGCCGCAAACACCCCTTCGTGCTCTGCTTCATGAACGCCGCCGACATCTCGACGCTGGCCGACGCCGAAAACCACTCAAAGGAGACCTGAATGAAGATCTGGATAACGATCGCCCTCGTGGCGCTGGCGGCTCCTGCCCTCGCGCAGGAGCCGACGCAGGCCGAGAAGACCGCCGCCCTGAAGCGGGCCTATGAGCTGAATGGCAACTCTATGGTGGGCTGGGGCTCGATCGACCTCACCAGCGAGCCGGTAGTGATCCGCACCATTCCAATCGACGGCGCGCCCAAGGTGACCCCGGCGGCGCCGCCGCCGGCCAAGGTCGCGGCGGTGGAGCCGGAGCGGCCGGACATCTGCCGCCGCCACGGCAAGCGCAAGGTGGTCAGAGGGCGCTCGTGGCGCTGCCGCTAGCCGCGGCGACACTGCCCATTTTCACATTGCCCAGCCGGAGCCCGCCGCCCCCCACCACCATCTGGACGAGGAACAGGAGGGCGACCAAGGCCACGATCACCCATACCAGCTGGAGAACCCTCGGCGGGATCGGCACCCCGATCACGCCGAGGACGTAGATCACGATGTAGATGACGATGGCGATGATGCAGAGGTAGATCAGAAAGGTGATCACAGAGGTCAGCATGGCTGTCTCCCTACTTTTTCAATTCGCGGGTCATGATCTCAACCACTCGATCGATACGCTGCTTGTTGGTCTCCGTCTCGCCCTCCAGAGCAGTCAACCGGTTTTCGATCCGCTCCAGATGCGGAGACCCGCGGGTCTCCAGTGTCGACAGCCGCGCCTCCATGTTGAGGATGTAGGCCCCGGCGATCAGCGCCTGCACGATCAGGGCGATTGCCAGCGCCTGATTTTGTTCAACCCAGTTCCTGATGCCAGCCATGGCTACACATCAAACGTGAAGGTGTAGGTGCCCACGCTCGGGAAGGTGTGTATCCACGTCGTTCCGCTGTTGGAGACGCTGCCGCCGGTCGCGCGCTGCCGGGTGGCGGTGTACCAGATGAACGTCAGGCCGCCCGCCCCGTTGCCTCCGGGCTGACCACCCCCGCCGCCGCCGCCGCCACCGCCCTGCGTCGCTCCGGCGGCTCCGGGGCCGCCAAAGCCACCGTTACCGCCAGACCCGCTGCCACCACTGCCGTTGAAGGAGAAGTTAATGAGGCCGCCGGCACCGCCGCCGCCGCCGTAGGTGCCGCCATTGATGGCCGCCACGCCCGCGCCGCCGTTGCCTGAATTGCCGACGTCGCCCTGACCCGGCCCACCGCAACCGCCACCGCCACCGGCGAACCCCCCGGCGCTGCCGCCGCCATTGTAGCCCTGCCCGCCGGTGCCGCTGCCGCCCGCATACGCGGTACCCGGTGTGCCAGCACCGCCGCCGCACCCGCCATTGCCGGGGGCGGAGAACGTGCTGCCGCCGCCACCGCCGCCGACAACGCCGACGACGCTGTAGATGTACGAATTGCCTCCGTTGCCGCCAGTTCCGGCGCCGCCGCTCCCGGTGCCGCCCCCGCCACCGCCGCCGTTCTCGACGGTGTAGGACTGCGAGTTGGCGGTCACGGAGCCCTGTGCAAAACCGCCGCCACCGCCGCCGCCACCGACGGCGCCGCCGCCACCGCCGCCGCCCGCGTAGATCTGGTAACTGAACGTCACCGGGCGCGGGTCAATACCAGCCACCATCAGCATCGCTGCGAAAGATCCGCCGGCCATGTCAGGTTAGTCCGCTGCCTGAGATAACCCAGTGCCCGCCGGCAATCTTCAACGCTGTAGCAACGCCGCGGTCCGCGATGGTCCTATTGCCTGTCGTAGCCCCGGTCGGCGCCCGCCAGAACATCGTCTCGCTGTTGTTGATCGCGAAGGAGCCACCGTTGGCGTAGAACGTGATGCATGTGCCGACCGCGTGCGCCGCCCCGTTGATTGTCGTGCCCCCGCCGTCGAGGATGATGCACATCTGGTTCTGGGCGACATTGGTGGTGCCGGGGTTACCCGATGGCGGGATGCCGGCGTAGATCGCGCCGTCCTTGGTGGATAATATCCGGTGCTTTACGCCAGTCCCGAAGGACCAGCCGCCCATGTAGAGATCAGCCCCGATGAACCCGAGGTTGCCAGCGAACGAACCGGCGTTGTGCATGGTGATCATGGCCTGACCCGTGGACTGGATCATGAATGGCCCGCCGCTGGCACCGTCGATGGCTCCTCCGGTTTGATAAAAGATATCCGTTCCGTTCGTGGTAAGGTTGTTCGTCGTTATGGAATTGCCGGAAATGCTGCCGGTGCCGGTGATGGTGCCTGTGACAGTGAGTGTGCCGGAGACGGTCTCGTTGCCGGCGACGGACTGGTTTCCGGTGTTGGTTATGCCGCCAGTGGAGATGGTGGGGGCGACTACACCGCCGCCGCCGAAGTTAAAATTGGTGCCGTCGTAATTCAGGTATTTGCTGGACAGGTTTCCAAACTGGATGGTAGCGCCTGCGCCACCGCCGCCGACGATCGCGTTGCCACCGACAACTAGCGTACTGCCGATAGCCGCGGCACCGCCAACGCCGATGGCGCCACCAACATTCAATGCGCCGCTGATACCGGCGCCGCCGGTGACGACCAGCGCGCCCGTCGTCGGCGTTGTCGATGGCGTGGCGTTGGTGATGGTGACGGGGCCGGTGATCGGCGTGCCGCCCGCGGCCGGGATCATGCCGTCATTGACGACCCACGCCTGCCACGTCCCGGCGACCTTCTGGCGAACGTATTTCTTGCCAAGCGTGATGGCGTCGATGTACTCGCGCGCCTCCAGCGTGACGTTGTTGTTGTCGACGTTGATGTGGCAGATGCCGGAAAACTTGTAGGTCGAATTGGGCGCGCTGGTGGCGCCGACCGCCGAGTAGAACGACCCCGGCACGATCGGGTCGGCGTCGTAGTTGGTGACGACCTGCACCGAGATCTCGCCGCCGAGGGCTATCATCGCGTCGCGGGCGTTGGTCTCGCCGGTGCCACCGGCGATGATCGGCCGCGGGTAGTTCAGGTCGGCCGCGACGTCGTTGGTGAAGTGGTTGTAGACAGCACTCTCGATCGTGGTGCTTGGAGCCACGTTCGGCTCCGGCTGCGAGTAAACTTGTGAACCATCGCGCGGCATTACTGCTTCTCCTTGTCGTCGCGCTCGCCGGTTAGAGACAGTAGCGAGCGAGCAATGGCGTCACGAATGCTGCCCTCGTTGCCGGTCATCAACACGTTCCTCGCGCCGCGCGAGATCGGCCCCGGCAGGCCCGGCCCGATCTCGGTCGGGGCCACTGCCAGCCGGGCCTGATACTCCGGCGACCGCTGCCGCAGCACCGAGGCAAAAGCCTGTGTATCCGCCAGCGCCTTCCTGTTGGCGTAGGTGCGGATGCCGCGCCCGGTCAGGCCCAGTGCGAGGCCGCCGGCGGCACCCATCCACGGGTCTCCGCCGTAGTAGTAGGACGCCAGCGCGCCGCCTCCGGCGCCGCCGCCGCCCATCGCCGCCATGCGGCCGAGGCCACCGCCGCCGCCCAGCATGTTGCCGAGCTCGCGGAGCTGGTTGGCCTTGGCAGTGCCGGCGATCAGGCGATCGGCCCCGGCCTCCTCGGCGGCGTTAAATCCGCCGAAGGCGTCCTTGGCTTTGGCCTGACGGAGATTTTGTCGGATGATATTTTCAAAGTTGAGGCCGGAATGCTGGCCGGCGGCCTGCTCGAGGGACTTGTCGACGGCCTCGGTGACGGCTTGGCTGCGGTAGCCGGCGGCAAAATTTCCCCGGCCCCGCTGGTTGAGCATGGCGGCCGTCGCCGCATCACGCGGGTTAACGCCGCTTGCAAGCATCGCAGGATCCGGCCGAGTGGCGATACGGTCGATGAGTTTGGAAGCGATGGCCCCCGCGCGCTCGTCCGTTGGTGTTCCGCGAGCGCCCTCGTCGTAAATCTCTCGCCGCAGGCTGGCGATGTCGCGGGGGGTGGCGACGGCCTGCCACTGGTTGGGAGCGCCGCCGGGGCCGGCGGCGACCTGATTGGGCGGGTTGGGATTGAGGGCGCGGGCGCGAGCGACGTCGGCGGCGGCTTCCTCTGCGCGGTCGCGAAGGGCCGCAACGGTAAACGGGGTGTCTCTGCCATATTTCCCTCTGGTGGCGTTTCCGACGTCGGCCAGCCGCTGCCCGACCTGCTCGAGATCGAACGACACCGGGAGCCTATCACGCGCCTTGTAGTCGCGCGCGCCGAGCCTGTTCAGTTCGGCCTCGGTCGGCACCGCCGCCGTCGAGCGCCGGGCGACGTTGGCGAAGGCGCCGAAGGGTGCGCCCAGCGCCGCGGCTGCCGCGCCCCCGGTCAGGGCGTCGTGCGGGGTATCCTCGACCGTGCGCGCGGACCCGGCGCCCTGCACGGCGCCCAGCGTGCCCGCCTCGGCGCCGTAGCCGGCCATGCGGGCGATCGCGGGCAACACGCCGGTGCCGCCGCCGCCGAGTGCCGCCGCGGCCTGCCGGCCGAAGATGTTTCCGGGAAGGGTCGCCAGACCGCCGACGACGTTCAGGGCGTCGCCGGTGTAGCCGGTGTTTTCGCGCGCGGCATCGCTCGACAGCCGCTCGCGCGCCCGGCCGTATTTGTAGCCCTCGCGCGGGTCGATCGTGCCGTGCTTGATCATCTCCAGCGGCGTTGTCGCGCCGGCCATGATCTCGTCGCCCCATCCCAGCAGCGGCCCTGACGCCAGCCGGCTGGTGTAGCCCTCCGGCAGCGGCACGCCGGCCTTCAGCAGCCGGTCGCGCTCGGCGATCGCTGCCTGCTCGTACTTATCCGGCGGTGTCGGTGCCCCCGGCGCAATCAGCCCCGACAGGCCCGCCAGCGGCGGCGCGCCGCGCTCGAATAAGGCAGCCGACGGCGACGGCTCCTCGTCATACTTGATGACGGGCGCTGCCGGTGCGGTAGGCGTAGCCGGCTGTTCGTCGTCGTAGACAATACCCATCACTGCACCGTGGCATTTCTGCCGTTGACGCGGATTTTAGTGCCGGGCTTCAGCCCCGCAGCCGCCACCTCGGCCTCGCTCCTGAACTCGCGCGGCGCCTCGGCCTGCGTCGGCATGTCGACACCGTAGACCGCCTTGGCCTTGGGGTCGTCACCAAACATGGCGCCGGTCAGCGTCTGGTGGTCCTTGATCACCTCGCGCGACCGCTTGTCGATGATCTCCATCAGCCGCGGGATCGTCTTGGCGTCGAGCGTGATGTTGCCGGCCGCGGCCTGCTTGGCGAACGCCAGCTCGCCCTCGGAGAGCTGCGACGTGCCCGACGTCTGGTGCAGGATCGCCGCCACGACGGGCTGCATCGCGCTCTTGAACGTCTCGGTGTTGGCGATCAGGTTGCCCTTGTCGGTCAGGTTCAGGGCCGTGAACAGCTTCGCGACGTTCAGCTTCTGGTCGGCGCCGTAGCCGGTGATGGCCCCCTCCTTGAAAGCCTTCATCGCCGCCGCCGACGCCACGAGGGCGTCCTGTCCAGACTTGGCGATCTTGTGGCTCTCGTTGACCTTCTTGAACACTTCCTCCGGCGGCAGGTTGGCGAACTGGGCGCGCAGCCTGTTCTCGTCGCGGGCCTTGGTGACGGCCTCAGTTTCCTTGGCGACCTCAACCACGCGACCGGCCGCGGTAGCCTTCTGGTCTTCCATCTGCTTGATGGCCTCGTGGCGCTGGGTCACCTTGTCCTTGTAGATCGCCTGCTCCTGCGCCAGCTTGGCCTGCTCGTTGGCGAGGGTGGGCGCCAGCGCCTCCTTGACGCTGTCCCGCTGCGACGCCGGCGTGCTGTCGATCTTCTGCTGAATGCGCTGCATCAGCGGCGTCATGGTCGGCGGCGGCACCGGCTCCGGCGGGATGTCGCGGACGTAGCCGGGCGGCGGCGTAGCCTGCGGTGCCGATGTAATCGGCTGCTGGGGCGGGGCGGCCGTGATCGGCTGCTGCGGCGGCGGCGGGGCCGCGGTGGGCGGCGCAGGCGGCGTGGGGCCGTTAAAGGCGAGGCGCTGGTCAGGGCCGCCCTGCTGCTGGCCGGCCACCAGTTGCTGCGTGATGGCGTTGCGCTGGGTGCCCGTGGCCTGATCGGGCATGCCGTAGTAGCTCTTGATCTTGGCGACGGCCTGATCAGGCGACGCGCCCGGCGGGATGTTGTTAACCGCCAGATTGCCGGCGGGGGCATTGCCGGTGCCGGCGATCATGCGCGAGCCAGTGACGCCGCCCTGCTGGTGCAGCACGGCCATCTCGGCCGGCGAGGGCGGCCGGCCGTTGATTTTCTGGAACGCCGCCGCGTTGTCGTTGGTGAGCCGGTCGGCGGCCTGCACCGAGGCATCCAGATCCCGGCGTTGGTCGCCTTGGGGGCCGAGCAGTCCATACTGCCGGCCGGTGCCGCGGGTGAACTGGAACGGTCCATCAGCGCCGGTGGGCGATACGTCTGCGGGGCCTCTCGGCGCCTCGCCGCCGACCAGCGAGCCCAGATAGGCCTGCCGATCGGGGTCGGCGACGTTCCGGGTAATGGCGTCCTGAATGTAGCCCGGCGTCGGCCGCTTGAAGCCCGCCTGCGCGTCGATCATGTTGTAGCCGCCATCCGCGGGTGACGCGCCGGGCGGGATCTGCTGGTCGGGCGGCGGCACCCGCTGGTTCGTCATCTGCCGCGGGTCGAGCATGCCAGCGATCTGGTCGCGCGACGACGTCAGGCCGGGCGCGCCCTGCATCCGCTGCGGCGAGAACATCGTCGACGGCGGCTGCTGGCCGGCTGGCGTGTTCGTCATGTCGGGCGGCGGCGCCAGCGCGCCGGGCGGGGGCGGGGGCAATGCCGCCGGCGGCTGTATCGGCGCCGCGCGGTTGATGGCCGCCGGGCCGGGCTCGTTCTCGACGCTGTCGGGCGGCGCGTAGCCTGTCGGTGCCGCCGGGGGCGCGCCAGTCACGTCGGAACGCGCGGCAGCACCAGCAGCCTCCGCTGCGGCTGCCTCGCGCTCAATGGCGCGCGTCGCCCACGCGTCGCCGAGGCTGTCGCCGATCGAGGCCAGTCCCTCCCCGAGGGTTTTCGGGTAGGCCTGCTTCTTCATCAGCAGCGCCAGCGCAACGCGCTGCCGCAGCGACTGCGGCACCTGAGAGCGGTCAGTCCCCGCCACGATGCCAGACATGAAGTTTCCAAACGGATCTGCCATCACGCGGCCCTCAGTATGCTGCCCATGACCTTAGCCGGGTAGATGTGCTTGACGCCGCCGCGCGTCGTGACGGCGCTCTTGTCGACCTTCTCGACGTCCTGCGCCATCGGCCCGACGTGGCGCTCCGGGTCGCCCTTGTAGGACCACTCGGAGATCGGCAGCTTCTTGCGCTCGCCGTCCTCGCTCGCGGCGAACACCGAGCCCATCGGGATGATGTTTTCCTTGACGCGCTCGTCGGACGTGATCGCCGCCGCGCCCAGCTTGCCGCCGAGGCCGAGCAGGCCGCCCATCGTCGACTGCCAATTGGCGTTGGCCGACTGGTAGTTCTGCGATTGCTGCGCGAAATTCTGGTTGACGATGCCGGCGTAGTCGGTCGTCGGGATTTGCGACGTCGGCGAGTTCAGCCAATTTGGCTGCTGCACCTGCGACCCCGACATCAGCGCCGAGATCTCGTTCAGGGGCTGGTTGCGCTGCTGGTACTGCTCCTGCATGTACTGGTTACGCTGCGAGTTGGCGGCGTTAAAACCGGACTGCTGCTGCGCCAACTGTTGACCGGCGCCGGCGTTGTAGAAGCCCGCCGCCGAGGCGTTCTGCGCGTTCTGCTGGCCCTGCGCCGCGTTGGCAAACGAGCCCGCGCCCAGCATCTGGTTGTAGTTCTGCTGCTGGGCGTCGTTGGCGAACTGGCCGCGGCCCTGCTGCTGCGTGTAGTCCTGCTGCTGCGCGGAGTTCTGGAATTGCGCCTGCGCCTGCGCCTCCTGCGTCATCCGCTGCTGCTCTTGGCCGGCCTGATTGATGGCGGCGAAGCGCGCGTCGTTGGCCTGCTGGTTGTAAGGCTGGAAGGCGTTGTTGTAGGCGGCGCTGCCGTAGCGGATGCCCTGATCGGCGAGCTGCTGCGCGATCTTGTCCTGCTGCATGTTGAGCTGCGGGTTGATGCGCGCCATCAGGCTGTCTTCGACGCGCTGCCGGTCGGCGCTGAAGTTGTCCGTCGGGCCGTAAGAGCGCGTGATGTCGCCGGCGTCGCCGAAGGTCGACTGCTGCTGGCCGTAGTCGCCGAGGCTGCTCTGGATCGGGCCACCGCTCGCGTAGGATGTCTGCGCCTGCGGCGCGTTCAGGATGTTCTGGGCGTTGCCGCCGATCGGCGCGTTGCTGTTCGGGTCGAACGGCTGCGACAGCAGGCCCATAACCTTGGACGACTGCTGGTTGCCCATCGTCGCGAGGTTCAGCTTGGTGGCGTCGTTCTGGGTCTTGAGTGCCTGCCCGCTCGGCGACAGCGTCTGCGTCGATGTCCAGCGGGGGATGTTGTAGGTGCTGCCTGTCGACGGGTCAGTCCACGAGTAACTGCCGGTCGGGTCGTAGCTCAACGAGCCGTCCGGCGTGTTCTGGTTGACGTTGTTCAAAAACGAGTTGGCGACCGCCGTCGAGACGTTCGTGCCGGTCTGCGCCGCCGCGGTGGCCTGCGGGTTTGGCGGTGTCGGTGCGTCGGGCTTGCTCACGGTGGCCTCCTATACCCTCGGCATGCCCTGCGGCGGCATCTGTTGCGGCGTCTGGGGCCGCTGTTGCATTACGCCGGGCTGTTGTTGCATTACGCCGGGCTGTTGTTGCATCCCGCCCATCATCGGCGGCTGCGCGCCGATCGGCGCTCCCTGCGGCGGCGGCGCGCCCTGCTGCGGCGGCATCGGCGGGGCCTGCGGAGGCGGCAGGCCCTGCTGCGGCGGCGGGGCCATGCCCGGTTGCTGCTGCGGCATCTGCGGCGGCGGGTTGGCGATGTTCATCAGGGCCTGCGTGATCTGGTCACGCTGCCCGTTCTGGGCGGGGTCGAGGAAAGGGGCGGGCATCAGGCTGCTTCCTTCTTCGCCGCGGCGTGGCGGCGGCGGTTGGAATTAATCTTGCAGTTTTCCCAGTCACCGACGGTGAACGTGGCAACAACACCGTCGCGGCCGGGCCCGCCGAGGTGCTTGATCCTGTAGAACGTAAAGCCGAGTTTGGCTGTCAGCGCCAGAGCGGCCTCATTGTCGGCCATCATGGTCTGAATTACCATGTGGCAGTTGCACTGGTAGAAGGCGTAGTCGTAGACAATCTGCAGCGTGCGGCGCGACAGCCAGTTGGTGCCGGGCAGGGCCGCGCCGGAGACCTCGATGGTGCCGACCTCGGGGCACCAATTGCGAAACACCACACCACCAAGCAGGCCGGTCTCGTCGGCGACGCCGATCGCCGTGCATTTGCCGAAGCCACGGGCGCGGCACTCGGGGATGAACTGCGCGACGAAGTCGGCAATCACCTTGTCGTGCCCGTAGATGTATTCGAGCATGGGCTACCCGCCGGTGTTGGTCATATTTTGCATGCTGTCTGACCCGGCAGGTCTGAACGCGGGGTCATACCACGAGCTGCCGGGATCTACCGCCTGCGCCCTGATCCAGTCCTCAAACGAACCAGCGGGGTTGCGGTAGCTCATGTCATTCTGCGACAGGGTGTTCATGCCGGGGATCTGCTGCGGCGCCCAGTCGCCCTGACCGCCGGGGCCTTGAACGAAGCCGGGCTTGTAGGTGTAGGGCGGCGCCTGCCCACTCAGTGGGTCGTATCCGTTCGGCGCGTAGCCGGAGATCTGGCTCGGCGTCCCCGGTTGGTAGTAGCCACCGGCAGCGAAGCGGTTGGCGAAGGAATTGGGGTCGAACCCCATGCCAAACCTCTGCGCGAAGGACGCGTCGTACCACGAGCTGCCGGGGTCCAGCGCCTGCTGCTGAAACCAGTTCAGGCCGCTGACGTCACCGTATTGCACCGGGGCCACCGGCTGCTGCGAGAAATACTCCGCGGGCGGGGCGGGTGTCTTTGCGTACGAGCTCGACTGCGCCGGATATCCCGCGAACGGATCGGCCTGTCCGACCTGACCAGACGCAGGGTAGCCGTAGGTGTTGAAGCCGGGAGACCCGATACCTTCACGACCGCCACCACCACCACCATGCGACGCCGCGAACACGGGGTCATACCACGAACTGCCGGGGTCCATCGCCTGCTGCTGTATCCACGACATCTGTGACGACGCCGGTGCACCAAGATTTTGCTGGGCGGCAGGGGCGTAACTACCGGCGCTATAGGGGTCGTAACCGCCGCTATTGTATTGCGACATCGGGTTGTACGGGTCTTTTGCGGCAGCCGGGGCGGTGATGTTGTTAAAATACTGGCCCCAATCCTGCGCCCCGGCCGGCACCGCCGGCGGTGCCGATGCGGGGGCCTGCGGGAAGTCTACTCCGCCGCCATGCTCCCGCGCGAACACGGGGTCGTACCAAGAGCTGCCGGGGTCCATCGCCTGCTGCTGTATCCACGACATCTGCGATGTCGGGGCGCCATACGTCGGTGGCCCGGATATGTCAGGGAGATCAGGGCCTTTCTCCACGCTGCCGCTGGGGTAGCCGCCGCCGTAGGTGCCGGGGGGCGCGGGATCGCCGAAGCTAGGGTAGCCGCCGACGTGGCCGTAGTCGGTGGCGGGGTTAGTTCTGGCCCACGCAGCATTGTTTTGGTCGATGACACTCTGTCCGTAATTACTGACGGCGCTCTGGTTGCCCCAGTAGGCGTTGTTGTTGTTGTTCATCGCGTTGACGGCAGCCGGAGTGTACCCCGCATTCGGATTGAAGGGCTGGCCCAAATTATCACCTAGAAATGACATGGCCTTCTCCTACACGTTGATGCCGGCGCGCTCATATGTCGCCGTGATACTGATGAGGTCGACGACCGGCTTGGTCTGTTGCGCCACTGTGATCTGCACCACCGGCGCGTGCGTGAAGCCGGTAATGCCGATCGATATCCAGCCGGTGTTGCGGGCGCTGACCAGCGGCGTCACGCCGGTGTCCCAGCGCGCCGTGTCCCACGTCCCCTCGTCCCAGAGGTCGACCACGCCGGGGTCGATACCCGCTGGCGGCGGCAGTGGCAGCGTAATGACGTAGTCGGTCGTCGCCGATATCTGCGGAATAAACGGCTCGCTGGCGCGCGCCGAGAAGATGGCGCGCGACTGCCGCCAAGTGATGGTCTGCGACGGCGAGGAAAACATCTCCCACCCGCCGACCAGCGACGCCACATACGGCACGCCGTCGTCGTAGCCGGTGCGGTCGGCCTGCATGATGCGGCCGTCCTGCGTGCCGAAGTACATCTGCTCGTCCAGTTTGACGAAGCACATGGCGTCCCAGCCGGTAAACCGCGCCCACGCCGTCGTGGCCTGATTGACGACCAGACAGCGCCGCTTGCCGGGCGCGCCGCCGGGGGTCGTCACGAACATGCCGCCGTATTCGTCCCACTTGCACATTGTCCACGGATGCGAACGCTTCGCCAGCACCTCGTCGCGCCACATCGTCTTGATGGTGCGGGTGATGGCGGCGAGCTCGAGCTCGGCGCGGCCCTTGGTGATGGCCCCAGACGTCGGCATGATGCCGTCGACGGTCGCAATCAGCAGTTCGCCGCCGACGGCGATGTGGGCATTCATCCCCATCGGAGGCGACATCTCGTAGCGACCTTCCTGTCGCCAGTTCGCGGCATCGGCGGGGTTGCTGCCGGTGAAAATCAGCAGCTCGCCGAGGTCAGTCATGAACACCAGCTTGTCGTCGATGCCGTCGCCGGCGTCGACCGACCACGTCGCGCAGAATAGCAGCTTGCCGCCCTTGGTCGCCGAGCCCGACATCGGGATCAGCTCGAGCTGGCCCTGAAAGGCGTCGATGCCGAGGTACCAAGCATTCATGCTGTCCTGTTCGATGAAGAACAGGCGGTTACGATACTTGCAGACGTAGGTGAGGTGCTGCCCGGTCGCGACCGGCGTGCCGGGGTGCGCGGTGGTGTCGGCGTGGATCTGCCCCGCGCTCATCGTCGTCCACGCCACGCCGTCATAGTGCAGAGGAAAATCTCCGGCATCGTTGACTGCGATCAAGTGCGAGCCGCTGGCGTTGTCCATCTGCGCCGCAGCGTAGTTGCCGGATGACTGGCCGCTCTTGACCAGTAGCGGCAGGCTGGCAGTGACGTTGTAGACGTTGTTGATGTTGGCGGCGAACATCTGGTGATCGGCGCCGCTGGCGTAGTTGAACGTCGATATCACCGGCAGCCGCGACGGATCATCCAGCGGCGGTATCGGCACCAGCTCCCACTTGCCGGGGTTGGCGACACGGTACGCCTCGAACGTCCCCGTCGACGGGCTGGTGTGGGCGACGAGGCACTTCCACGTCGAGCCGACCTCGGGGTCGTGGGCGGTGTTGTTAACCGCGTAGGCGTGACTGTGTGTCCACGTCGCCGCCGTCGGCGCGTACAGGTCGCACCACTCCTCGCAACCGCCGCGCAGCGACACGCCGCGCATGGTTGGCTTCCAGTTGTCGCATACCAGCGCGCCGCCGGGCTGCATGAACGCCTCACTCTCGTTCAGGATAAGGCCGCGCGTCGGGGCCGGGATCGTGATCGTCTCTAGGTTCTGCGCCATCTGCTGCGGAACGGAGACCCTGCGAAATGCCTGATACTGGCTCATGATGGCACCGGCCACGGGTAGGCGATCTTGGTCGTGGCCGAGATCGACCGCCGGCCGATGATGATCGGAGACGGGCTATCGTGGCCGGCAACCATCGCCATCGCGTCGCCAAACGATCCCATGTCCTCCGCGTAGGGCGAGCCCTTCTGCGCCTTCCACTGCGCGATCATGCCCAGCTTGAACATACGCTCGTCGAGCGTGAAGGCGTCGAGGTCGCTCTGGAATACGTCGCCCCGGCCGCCCGCAGTCAGGTCGATGCAGTTCTTGTCGAGGTAGGAGAAATAAACCGACTGGCCGGCGCTCAGTGTCGGGAAGATGTGCATCTTGCCGCCATACATCGTCCACTCACCATAGGGATGCTCGGTGGCGTTTCGGGCGCGGCGATTGAGCCAGTCGTCGGTGTCGGCGATAAAATTCATCGGGGAAATTGCCGACGTCGATCGCCAGACGTTCGACGTCAGCAGCATGCGCTTGTAGTTGGCAGGCAAATCAAATGCAGTGGTGGCGCCGTCGCCGGTGAAGGTCGTCGTCGTGCGTAGCTTGGTCCAGTCACGCACATCGTAGGCGATACGCTGCGCCATCTCATTGGCCAGCGCCACCATCTCCTGCATGGTGCGGTTGCCGGTGATGCCGGAGAAAACGGACGTCGGGAGCTGAACACCGACCACCGCGCATACATCCCTCACCACCGACAACAGTGTCATGCTACGCGGCCTTGTCTGGGCGGCACTCGTTCGCCATTCGGACCAGCGTCTTGCGGTTCAGAGAACCGTGCGGCGCCTGCCCGGTGTTGGTCGTGATAAACTCGCGCAGCTCGTCCAGCTGCATGCCTTCAAACTCACTCTCGGCATTCGCCTCGCGGGCCTTCTTGCCGGCGAGGTCTTCCTCCAGAATGGCGTTGCGGGCGCGCAGCTGCTCCAGCTCGTTCTGCAGCTGCAGGTTCGGCGCGGCGCTCTTGGCCTCGGCCATGTACTCCATCGCGGCGTTCTTCAGCTCGCGGCCGCCGGCGCCGAGGTTCTTCAGCTCCGCGCCGTCGATCGCGGCCAGCGCCTCGACCGTGTAGATGTTCTGCGCGCGCATCTCGGCGCGCTTGCCCTCGGTCATGAACGGAACGTATTCCAGCGGCGTGCCGCTCTTGGTCTGCGCGGACTTGGACCTGAATTGCTGGTACTGGTGCCGGAAGCGTTCGGCGTAGGTCACCTTGGTCTGCTCGCCGGTCTGGGGGTCGATCTCCCAGTGCGAGAACGACGTCGCCGGAAACACCTTGACGTCTTTCGAGCCGGGGGAGCGGATCTCGACCACGTCGACGTCGTCGAAGATCGGCCGGCCTTCTGTCCGGGATTTACCTTCATTCAGTATTGCGTGGTTCTTGAACAGTGCGACGAGGACTTCGTCGGGGTCTCTGCGTGCCATCTATCGTCTCCGTTGTTGATGCCTTCAAATAAAATGCCGGGCCGCCTTCATGGAAGGAAGGCATCCACCTACACGTTGGCGACCCGGCACCCTTAATCGACGTGGCTTGGAGGGCTGACGTCGATCAGGTCGCTGGATTGCTGTCGTACATACGCCAATTGAACATCGGGTTGGTCTGGGTCAATTCACCCATCCAGCCGATGAACTGCGCGATGGCGTCCTTGTCGATCGGCATCTGGCCGTCACCGTCGAACAGCTTGTCGAAGTTTCTGTTCGGGTGGTAGCGCAGCCGCAGACTGTCGGTGTTCAAGCCGAAGGTCGTGTTGGCCGGCATGTTGCTGCCGATGCCGCCGTCGAGCACGATCTCCGCACGCTTGCCGCCACCAATGTACTCGAGGGTGGAGAAGCCGAGTTTGCCGAGGCCGCTCTCGTTGGTCTGCCGCTGGTTCACGATCGTGGCGGCGTCGTAGGCCGCGTAGTGCTCCGGCGACATGAGCAGCAAGTCAGCGTAGTCACGGCCGCGCGATTGCTTGGTCATGACGTAGTTGAGCATCGGCCGGATGGTGGTCGAGGTCGCCTGCGTGCCGAGGGCGGGCGCCATCGTCTGGATGTCGTAGGTCTTGGTCTGCCAGAGCGTGTTGAGGTTGCGGTCGATGCCGCCGTAGGTGCCGGCGTTGGTGGTGATCGGCACGGCGGTTGCGAGGCCGGTCAGCTGCTTGCCGCCGTTGGCGGTGCCGTCGCCGTACATGGCGGCGTCCATGGTATCCTCAAGTGCACGCTCGGCTGCGGAGATGTAGCTGTCGTAGACATCCATCAGCTGCGCTTCACCCTCGTTGTTGAGGATTTCCTGCATCGAGAGGATGACGGGTACGACAACCTGCTTCGGCGTGAACACCGCGTCGTTGAACAGGTCGATCGCCGGGTTGAGCAGCTGATCGTAGCCGGAGTACCACTGCGCGGACTGCTTGCCGATCTGCAGCGTCTGGCGAATGGTCGGACCCGAATAGGTCTGCCACAGGCCCTTACGCTTCAGCACTGCGAGCAGTGCGTTGTTGTTGGAGACGAGATCTTCGTAGCCTGACGATCGGTCTTCGAGCGCCATGGAAAGGATCTGCTGGTAGGCAGCATTGGTAGTTACGTTGGGCATTGTTGCCACTCCACATGGGGTTCAGAACTAGCCACCGTTGACGCGACGGATCGCGTTCTGGATGGCCTCTCGACGTTCCGTCGGTTTCTGAGGCTTTCGCGGCGCTGGGTTTGAGCCAGTCACGTCGGGCGAGCCTGAGATCGAGCGGTCTATGGGTCGGGTCTGAGCCGATGTGGCGCGGGTCTGAGCCGCCGTGTTGCCGGGCCGGAGTAATTCGGCTCGGCGGTATGCCGTCTCCATATCGAAACCGAGTTTCAATTCGTTCTCGATAAGGTCGCCTAGCTCGTCAAATCGCGGGTGCGTGTCGGCGAATTGATCGACCGCCGACCGCATGTGCGTGAACTGTTTTTCAGTATGCATCTGGTGCAAGGCCTGTTTCAAGCCCGAAATCTCCCGGTGCAGGGCCCCCATCTGGTGCTGGGTGGCCTGCTGGACATTGCCCATCTGCAGCTGCTTCAGTTGCTCGGGGGACTGACTGAGGACGTGGTAGGCGATGTCGCGCAGGTTGATGCGGTTGCCGGTCGCGGGGTCGGTGAGGCCAAGATTGTGGACAATGTTATCCAGACCGGCGATCGGATCGGACCGCAGTTTCATTTCGATGCTGACATAGCTGTTGAGCGCCTTGTCGAGCGTGGTGCCCTGCTTGCGCGCCATCTGGTCGTACTGGGCGATCGGCATGTAGGCCTCGGCGACGCCCTTGTAGTGGCGGTGGATGCCCTCGGCCTCTTGGTGCAGGCGGTGGTAGTCGCCCCGCACGCTCTCGGGCGCCGTGTCCCAGTCCTGCCGGGCCCGCTCCGAGATCCGGGGCGGCGGGTCGCGGTAAGGCGCGCCCTCCGGCAGCTTGCGGGCGGGGGGCGCAGAAGTAGCGGAGTTTTGCGCCCCCGCCTGCGGGGCCGCCTGCTGGCGCGGCGCGAAGGTGCCCCGCTCGGTGCGCGGAGCGCCCGACGGCTGGTCGCCGGGGCGCTTGCCTTCCTTGGGCGTCTCCTCGGGGGGCTGGTTGTGCCCGGCCTTGGCCTCTGCAGCCTTCGGCGCGTCCCGCTCGGCTGGTTTTGCGGGCTTGGCGGGGGGTTTGTTGGCCCGGTCGAAGGCCGCCTGTATGGCCTCCCTGCGGCTCTGGGGACGGCCCTTGCCGCCCTCCAGCTCGCCGGCGGGCGCCTGCGGAGCCTGCGAGCCTATCGGGTTGGGGTTGTTGACCGGGTTCTGGTTGATCTGCACCTCGTGGGAGGACGCAGGCGCGGGAGCGGACGCCGCGGGGGGCGGCGCTGTGGTGTCGGACATGATGCACTTCCTTCGTTATCGGTGCGGACTGTGTGACCGCACTCCTGCCTTAAACTTTTGAATTGCCACGCGAATTGTCTGCCGACGTTTTTCTTTTGTAACATTTTCCGTCGACGCCCGTCTCTTGGGGGCGAGTTTTTCGTTGCCGACCTCGGTCAGGCCGTGGGCCCTGCCGACGGCCCGGTACTGGCGTTTCGAGGTATAGAACTTGCCGTCGACCTGCTCCAGTGGCTCCATGGTGTCGGAGATCACCATCGGCATCGGCAGGTCGGACCTCGGCGCGGAGAGACGATCCTTTTGCACCCGCCAACGACCCGGCGCGTATTCCTCCAGTTCGACCATGACTACACCAGTTGCAGGACGCCCGCCGACCCATCGAAGTCTGTCGTAAACGTCTCGCCATTGGCGAGCGTGACGCTGGCGCCGTTATCCCACCAGCCAATCAGCTCCTTGTTGGTGGCGGTGTCGTTGTAGAGAACGACATAGCGAAACGGCCCCACCGCCCCGGTGGCAGAGATTGTCACATCGCCGAGGATCAGCTTGTAAGAGCCGAGGGTCTGCACGCTCGAGGTGATCGACGGCGCCGTTCCGCCGGCGGTGTAGCCGTTGCCCGCGGTGATCTCGGTAAGATCCGACTTTTTGGTGTTGGTAGCCACCGGCGCCGGCGAGTTTACCAGCATGATCTTGAGGCTGTCCGCGCCGAGGTTGTGTACCTTCTCGGCGACCGCCTCGACGAACGAATAGAACTTGTTGAATGGTGCGACTGACATGACGTGGTCCCCTTGTGTTTAATTAAAGCGCATCCAGCCTGAGCCCTGATTTCCGATATACCAGCGGCCCTCAGTATTAGCGTCGCCGCAGATGCTGTTGTGGTAGTCGTAATTGCCGAGCGGGTAGCCGTCGCTGATCTGCGTCCACGTCACCGTGTTGGCCGCCCACTGCGCCTGCGTCGCTGTAGTGACGTAGATGCCAAACACGCCGCTCAGAAAACCGATGAAGCCGACACTGGGGTAATCACTCCCCGCAGCAATCTTGCCAAAGCCAAACGTAAACGGCTCGCCGACGCCCGTCATCTGTATGCTGGTCGCGCCGCCATTGGTGGAATAGTTCAGCTTCGATGATGCGTTCGGGCTTGGCTGCCCCGGCGACCCGACGCCGCCGTCGACGTACAGCAAGTGCCCGGTTTTTCCCGGCACGCAGTCCATCCGCATATTGTAGCTGTCGTAGCCAATGCCGGGGCCGTTGTTGGTCCACGTGATCATGTCGGTCGATCGGTAGATTGCAGACAGGCCGACAGTCCCGCCCGGCTTGGAGGAGTCGGCGTAGTACAGATAGAAATACGTCCCGTCGAAGCAGCACGTCTTCCGGTGGATGAACGCGGTGAACGTCGACCAGCCTCCCTGAACGGTGCCGGGGACGCTGATATCCGCCCAACTGAGGCCGCCATTGGCTGTGTAGGCGGGCATGCCGCCGAGGCCGGGCACATACAGGACGTAATTATAACTTTTCATGGCGATGCAGCCGCCAATGGTGCCGTTCGCCACGACGTTGGGCGGCTGCGTCGAAAACTTAGTCCACGTCACGCCGCCGTTAGAACTATAGCCGCTGTAAAACACGCCGTAGTAGTTGACGTTCGCCACCATGTTTTGCGGCGCGTCCGGTTGATACGCAATATCCCAACAGTGGGCCACGCCATCAGTTTGACTTATGCCGTGTGTGGAGGGGTAGCTCCCGTCGCCCGTCCCCACGAATATCGGCCGATCCCAACCGTAAAACACAGGGTAGGAGCCCGGCACTGACACGATGCCGTTGGCGACGAGCTGTTCGATGCCCTTGTTCTGCGATGTCCAGTTGAAGGCGACGTAACTGGACGGGGGAACAGTTTTCCAGACGCCAATACCCTGATAAAAATACAGCACGCCGCCCGGCCCGAACATCATGTTGCCGTTCGACATGTAGCCTTCGTGCGTCCACGCCAGCCACGGGATGTCTGCCGCCACCCGACGGCCAGACCCCGGCGGATAGCCCGGCTGCGGGCCCCCCGGTGCGAGCAAGTCCTCGTTGAAATACGGCCCGGTCCACGTCGCGCCGCCATCAAACGACTGATTGAGGACGCCGCCGTCATCTCCGAGCACAATGTGGTTGGTGTTCGCGGGGTCAACCGCAACCGAATGCGGAGCAAACCCCGCCGTCAATGTTGTAGACTTTGTCCACGCCGAGGCACTGATGCAGGTCCAGTATGTAGCATCGCCATTGTCGACAATGTGCGCCTTGCCGCCGGCGTCGACGAACATGTGGTAGTAGGTCGTCGGGCCGCCGGTCATCTTCGCCCACGTCGAGCCGGCGTTAGTCGATCGATAGGTGCCGTTGCCAGAGCTGTGGACGTAGATGATCTGCGCGTTGCCGCCGACGACGGACGTCGGGTCGAAACAAATCGCGTAGCCGGGGTAGAGGCCGCCCGCGGTCGAGGGCAGGGGAATAGAGCTGGTGCTGACGGCAGTCCAACTGGTGCCGCCGTTCGTCGTCACCCACAGCCCATCATTTCCCGTACCGAAGAAAACCTTGTTGCGGTCGCCGGGATCGATTGCAAGATGCGGCCCGCGTGTCTTGCTGGAGCCATCGTTAGGACCGACACCCACGCGCGAGCCATTGCCGGGGTCACCCGTGCCCACCTGCACGAACCCCGTCTTGGTCCACGTCGTGCCGCCATTGACTGTCTTGAACACCAGTCCGCGCTGCGACATGTACATGACGCTCGTGAGTACTGACGCGATCGCGATTGCAAACACGCCCTCGCCGTTTTCCCACGTCGCCTCACCCGCAGGCATCGACGCCGTCGTCAGCAGCTGATCCCACTGCGACGTGGCGGCGTTCCACTTGTATGCGCCATAGGTATCGTTGCGGCAGACATGCGTGCCGTCGGCGGCAATGTCGCCGTTGGTGATCCAGCCGCCGGCGCCGATCGGCACCGCGCTCCAGCCAGTCAAAACCGGCGCAGACGGTATTCGTGAATACCTAAGAAAACCCATCTACGGCCCCCATGTTGCCCCGGCCACCGAGCCCGCCGTGTAACCGAAGCCAGCCCCCGACCCCGAAACGTCCGGGTTGCTCGTGCCGACCGTCGTCGAAAAGGCGCCAATAGTGTTGTTGCCGTTTCCAACCAGATAAGCGGCAGAGAGTGCCGGCACGTCAGCAAATCCCCCTCCGGCAAAAATGCCGGGACGACAATCGTTCGTTCCACGCGGGCAGGAAAAGAACAGCACGCCGCAGCCATTCGTCGGGATCGTGATCGTTCCATCCATGTGTTGCGGGTCAGGACCATACCCCGGCGCTGCGATGTAGTTGCTGGATGTAGGCGCGGGGGTCGCGGTAATGAGGGTAGCCACTGAAATCGCGATGATGCCAAAAGCACCAAGATTATCCGCGTGGATACGGATGTCACACGTCGTACCCGTCGGGACCACCGCGTAACACAACACTGAGTTGCCATTTTTTCTGATCTGCGTCGCGGTGATCGGTGAACCCGATCGGTTGACGGTGACCGTGTAGCCGCCCGGCCCGCGCCCGACGTCGTCGTAGATAAAGAACGTGACAACGCGATTGGCGTCAGCGGTGCCGATTGGAACGCCAGTCCAGTCGTAATTGACGTCGGCAAAACCAAAGTCGACGGCGCTCGCGTAGCGCGCCACGGGCGTCACTCCGCTGCTGACTGTCGATTTGGTGAGTATTGCGTTGACGCCCGTCAGCGCGAACGCACCCGTGCCGGCAGACATCTGGTAGCCGGTAATGGTTACAGGCGTCATGTCCTCGCCGGTGAGCGCAAAAACACCGGCATCAACGGAGAATATGATGGGCGGCCTGATGACGGGGGGCACAAGGTTTGCGCTCTGCCCGTTCAGTTGGAATAGACCACGCAGCGACACCATCGAATAATTCGGGGGCTTGTCGCTGCCGCCGAGTGCACTGCCCGCCGTGGCAGTAACCGACATGCCGCCGCTGGTGACAAGCGTCACCGGGATGCCGTAACCGTTAGTGGCCACTGTGACCGGCAGGCCGTTGGCGGCCTGCGTTACCGGGAGGCCGCCAGACGCAACGATGACGACGGGGAGGCCCATTTAGCTGCCCCTTCCCGCCGCCGTAGCCATTTCGACGACGAGCCCAAATTCTCTGGGATCGCCCTGCGGCACCAGACTGTCTCGCGTGCCCGATATCAGCCGGAGCGCCTTGCAGCACCGCATCCGGTTCGGGTTGATCGCGATGAGCATCCCCGGCGGCACGCTGAACTTGAGCAAGTCTGTGCTCATGCCGTCGTACATCGTGTAAAAATCCGCACCGTTCGGGGATCCTTCAATCGTGACGATGGCTGGTGTCCACGCCGGCGGCATGATGAGGCCGACCACCGCGGACACCGCCGATATATCGATCACGTTCGATACTCCGGTGACGCCGCCAAACCAGACGGGAAGTATCGTCGGTGAGCCCATTTTATTTCCTTCCCTTCTTGCCCTTGCTCTTGCCCTTGCCCTTGCCGGGGGGCTTCGGCTTGGTGCGCTTGCTGCCTTGCCGGGCCTCCGGCGTGGCCGCCACGAACTCAAACTCGACCTCCTCACTCTTCAGCCCGCCATCGGCGTTCTTGATCCGCACCGGCACCACGCCTTCCTCCCACTCGGAGGGTTTGACGGTGGCGGTCAGCTCGGTGTCGCTGACGAACGTCGTCTCCAGATCGTTGTCGGGGCCAAACTGGATCACGCTCTGCTGGGTGAAGCCGGAGCCGTGAACGCCCATGGTGACGTCTGCACTGCCGACCTCGGCCTCGTCAGGGTCCAGCGCCTCGATCTCCGGGGCTTCGTCTTCTTCACCGCCACCTTCGCCTTCGCCGTCGCCACCGTCGGGGGTGGTATCCGAGCCGGGGGGCTCATTGATGCTGCGCGGGGTGTTGAGCGGGTGCTCGGGGTCGACGCCGACATAGGGCCACACCGGCGGCATGCCCTCCTCCTGCGTCGACGGGTCTCTCGTCGACGGGTTGGCCGGCGTCCCCGGTTCATTGACTGAGTGCACCGGCACTTCCTTGGCGGGGACGCCGCCCTGCTCCATGCCGAGGCTGTTCGGGTCGACGATGCCGCCCTCGCCGGGAGGAGCGGAGGGGATGTTGGGGTTGACGTTGTCGCGGGTCCGCTGGCCCGGCCGATCGCTGGGGCTATCGGGGCGACCGCGCAGGCCGGTGCGCTCGTCGACCGGGTCGTTGTGGTGCTCGGTGTCCGCGAACATCGGGCCCTTTGGCCGCTCCACTTGCCCGGGGTCGAGCGGCGGCTGCCCGGGGACGCCGGGCTGCGTCTGGGACTGCGTCTGCCGGTCCTTGACGGCGCCGCCAGTGGCGTGGCCGGCACCCTCGTGCCGCTCCTGCTTGGCTTCCTTGCCGCCGGTATTGCCGAGATCCTTGGTGGCTTCCTTGGTCATCATGCTCTCCATGGTGCGCGCGGCGGGATGCCGCGCGCTGGGTAACGCACCAGAGGCCTATTACGTCCAAGTGATCGTGCGAGTGGCCGGGACGGCGACGCCGCCCAGCTTGACGTCGACCGGCCACGTGCCGGCCTCGCGCTTCTTGTTGATGGTGGCGGTGATCGAGGTGGCGCTGACGAAGGTCGTGGTCTGCTCGACATTGTTGACCCAGATCCGGCACCCCGGCGTGAAATTGGTGCCGGTGCAGGTCAGGAGCGTGGTGCCAGCGCCAGATACCGCCGAGCCGACGGTCAGCGAGGCAAACGCCGGGTTGGTCGCCGGCGACAGGCTGGAGGCGTGCTGCGCGTTCGGATTGATGGTGTAGTTGCCGAGCACCGACACCGTCTGCAGCGGCGGTGCCGAGCTGATGCCGACATTGCCGCCGCCGTTGTTGGTGGCACCGGTCGTGTAGGTGGTGGTTACCACCACTTCGGTGCCTGCACCTTCGTGCGGGACGCTGGTCGAGGCCGGGACGACGCCACCGGCAGCGCCGGGGTAGCTGTTCTCGGTGCCGCCGGCGGTGGAGCCCGAGCCCGACGCCAGTGCGGCGGTGTTGGCGGCGAGTGCCACCAGCGACCCGGCCGTGCCGTCGTCGAAGTAGGGCGGCGGCGCGGTGTCAAACTTGGTGTTGTCGTACCAATCAGCCATGGTGGCCTTGGTGTAATTCGGCGGGTTCGGCGGCGTGGCACCAGTGAAGCTCATATTGGTCGGCGGCGTCGGGCTGGGCGGCGTGACGGTGAGTGCTGATTGAGCCATGTTACATCCTCTCCTCGGGTTGATAGTTGTCTTGCGCGGCGAGTGCTCCCATTGCGGCCGCAAAGGCGGCCGACCCTAGCTTAAACCCGCGATCCACCAGATGCTTCGACACGTCATCGACCCACTTCTGGTCGGCTTTCTGAAATTTCGGCAGACCCTTGGGCATGCGGCTCATCAGATAGTCCTCGGTCGGCCGGAACTGCTTCAGCCCCGCATCGACCCGCGCCTGCGCCACCGCGTCGGCGTGCTTGCTCAGTGCGCCCATAACGTCAGGGAACATGACTTCCTTCGGCACCGACGCCGGCAGCCCGCCGACGTAGTCGCCGACGACGCCGGTGTCGTATGTCCCGTGGCCTGACGGCCCCAGCTTGCCCTCCGGGCTCATGCGCGCGATCGACAGCCCCGACGCGCCGGTGGGCTCGTTGAGCAGACGCGGATCGGTGACGGCGACGCGCGCCTCGGCGACGCTGGGGAAGCCGTGCTTCTGCATCGGCGCAGTGTCCATTGTCTTGGCAAACACATTGCGCACCGCGCCCGGTGCGTCGCGCAGGTACTGCGCGACGTCGGGGTCGTGGATGCCGGGAAAACCGGGCGACACCTTTCGCATCGTCTCGTTGAACAGCGCCTCACCCTCCGGCGTGATCTTGGTGTGCTTGGCCATCTCGGTCAGCGTGTCCGACACCATGTGCGAGAAGTCGGCCGATCGCTCACCCATCGCCGTGTAGACGCCGTGTACAGGCAATCCGCTCTCGGCACCTTCGCGTGCGACACGCGCGATGCCGGGCGCAATGGACTTGCCCGCGGCCCACGCCATGCCGGGATTGTTGGCCATGTAGCCGTGGCCGCCTTCCAGCGACACCGGGTTCTCAAACGGGAAGCCGTTGACCCGCTCCAGCGAGGCGGCCGTGGCCGTCCTGTCGCCGAGCAGCGGCATCAGCAGGCTGTTCTGGAAACGCGCAGGCGCCGCGACCACTTCCGGCGCCGGGTTGACCGGGCGCAGTATTGAGGACATCTCGTCGATCGGCTTCGGCAGCTTGATGGTCGACACGCCATGCCACAGTTTGGGGTCGTAGCCGGCCGTGAGCGCAGTCTCACCGGCCTTGGCACCCGTGCCGCCGACACCGCCGCCCATCATCGTCAGCGCCGCCTCGACCGGTACGGCCGGGTCATAGTTGCCGGTGTCGACCGCGAACTGCGAGTTCTCGATCGCGCGACGCGGCAGCGTCGCGAGGCTGCCCAACATGCCGGCTACCGCCGGATTGGCAAACTGCTCCGCGGCGAACGGGTCGTAGTCGTCGGTGCGCGCCAGATCCCCCATCGCCATCAGATCGGCCCCCCGATGCCATTTGCCTTCTGTTGCGCGGCCATCTGCGCCGCGGCGGTCTTGTTGCTGTGGTCCTGCTGCTTCAGGGACATCGCCATCTGCGCCTTCTCGCGGTCGAGGTCCATTTTCTGCTGGTTCTCCAGCATCTGCGACTGGTGCGCCTCGCGGTTCTCCATCAGCTTCTGGTTCTGGACCTGCAGCTTGACGTCGCCGTCCTGCTGCTTGGACTGCAGCTGCGCCTGCGCGATATCGCGATCGTTCTGCAGCTCCATCTTTTTGTGTTCGTCTTTCTGCAGCAGCTCCGAGGCCTTCAGTTTGGCGTCCATTGCGTTCTTGTCGGCGATGGTCTTCTGCTTCATCTGCTCGATCTGAACCGCGACCTTGTTCGACGCCGTGGTCGGGTCGTCGCCCTGCGGCTGGTCAGACTTCAGCTTCATCTGCTCGATCAGCTCGTCGATCGCGCCATCCAGCGAGCGGCCGGCGCGGAACGGCGCCGTGGCAAATTTCAGGATCTCACCGCAGAACGGCGCGGTCTTGGGGTCGCCTTGGATCATGGTCGACAGCTGCGGCAGCAGTTGGCCGAGCACGCCGACGAACTCGGTGCGGCGCTGCTTCTCGGCGTTCTCATCCGCCATGATGGTGCTGTCGGTTTCGATGTCGAGCACGAAAGACTTGGCGCGGTTGTCGCCCAAGAACTTCAGCACCTGCTCTATCGTCGGCTCCTCCTGCATCTTCTGCAGCTTCTGCATGCCCGCGGCCATCTGCTGCTGCATCTGCTGGACCTGCGCCGGGTCTTGCTGCGCCTGCGGGCTCTGCATCATCTGCTGGCCCTGCTGCAGCATCTGCTGGATCTGCTGCATCTTCTGCTGCTGCATCTTCTGCGTCGGCAGCTGGGTCTGGCTCATCTCGATCATGGTGACGCCGTCGAACTTCTCGGTGATGATATCGGAGGTTATTTCCACCAAGTCACGCGCAAGTCGCGCCATCTCCTGCTGCTTGTCGCGTATTCGCGTCGAGCCGTACTGCGTCTTCAGCTGCTGCGCGCCGAGCGTTTCGTTCGGATCTGTCGCTCCGCGCATGATGTCGGAGAGGCCCATGATCTGGTAGATGTCGTCGATCACCTGCTTGCGCAGCGAGACCAGCGCGGTGATCGTGGTCGCGATCATGTCGATCGGGAGCCAGATGATGACGTCCTTGGTGCCGCCAAACGCCGCCCAGTTGCTGATCGGGACCAGCATGCGGCCGGCGGTCTTGGTTTGCACGGCGGCTTGAATGGCGTCGGCCAGTTCAGCTCCACCAGCAGGATAAAATCCTTTCGCCTCGATCGCGTCACTGAGCGCGTGTATGCGCCCCGTCAGCAGGTTGACCTCCTCGAGCTGGTCGCGGTACTGCAGCACGTCGGGCACCGGGATCAGGGAGCCACGCTGCACTGTGCCGTAGACCGGCGGCGGGCAGGGGAAGAAATTCTGCAGGTCCAGATGCGGGTCGTCCTCGTCGAGGATGTCCTCGCAGCCGTGGGCGACCCACAGCACGCGGCGCGAGCCCTTGTGCCAGATCTCCCAGAACTTGGCGCGTTCGCGATTGTCGGCGCCGCCGATGTTCTTGGCCTCCTTGTCGACGCGGTACTCGGCCTCCTGATAGGCGTCGCCTGAGTGCTTGCGAAAGCGTTTACGCGCCTCAGAGCGCGTCAGGTAGCTGGCCGCGGCTACCCACGTCACCTCGCGCCAGTTGCGCGATACACTGTGCAGGAAGTCGCGTCGTCCCTTGAAGTCGATGCATACCTTTTCGTGGGCATAGGCGCTCTCGCCCTTGGCGTTCTCGTAGCGGGACCAATCTCCGCTCTCGTAGCGGCACCAAGCCACGCCTCTGCTGTTCATGGACAGGTCGTCGCGAACCAGCAGCATCAGGTCGTTGATGCGCGTCAGGTCGAACGCCACGACGCAGCAACGCTCCATCACCTCGGACGCGGCCTGATAGACGGGTCTCCTGTCCTTGAACTTGGGCACGACGACGGGGATCGGCGGCTTGGCGTAGATGCTCGGCTTCAAGACCTCGCAGTTGGCCCAGAACATCTGAAATTCTTTGTCGCGGACCATGCCAGACAGCCGCTCGAGGCTGGCGTATTGGCGGTCGATCTTGTCGCAGTGGATGTTCCAGCTCTCGAAGGCGTCCTCGCTTTCGAGCAACAGGTTTAGCCACGCCTTGGCAGACTTCGGCTCGACTGAAGGATTGTATTCCTCGTCGTCGGTGCGGAGGTCGTCCTCGACTGGCTTGTCACTCTCAGCCATCTACCACCTTCACGTTAGCCTGCGCGTTGTAGGCGTTCGCCTGCTGCTGATTTTGATTGTACTGAGCGCGGGCCATCTTTTCCAGCGGGTTCAGTGCGTCCTTGATGGTCAGGCACGCTTCATTCACGCGCCCGCCGTTGACGCCGTACAGCATCGCGATGTCCTGCTGATCGATCATCCGCACGTAGTGCATGAACGCCGCGGTGATCTTCTCCTCGAATGTCAGTGCTGTCTTACGTTCAGCCATTGCGCTTTGCCTCCAAGCGATCGAGCCGCCAGTTCCAGTATCTCATGACGTGATCGTTCTGCTGCATGTCCGACGCCGGCGGCAGCGGCGCCAGATCCCACTTCGGACCCGGAGCCTGCACGGGCGCTGTCGGCGGCGTCACCGTCAGCTCAAAGCCGTCGTACCATATCGGCTCGAACAGGGGATCTCGATCGGCCGGACCGCGACTGAACTCCAGCGTGCGCTTGTGCGTGCGGTTCAGCTTCATAGCCGGATGCCTCGGCGTTGTTCGCTCGGCGGCGGGATCACCCAGCCCGTCTGCTTCGGCAGCTTGACGACGCGCGGCGGCGCCGGCTTGTAGCTCATCGCCAGATATCGAAAAGCGTCAGCTGGGTGGCTGGTCCAGTCGTGCAGCGCGGTTGGCTTGAAGCATTTCTTCTCGTCGTCCCACTCGCGCCGGTACTGCTCAAGGGCCGCGAGGCCGGTTTCACACCGTGGGTGGAATATACAAAGCGGCAGCATTCGCCTGACAGCATTGATGCCGTCCTCGACAGTAGACAGTGGTACCAGCAAGGGTGCCAGTCCGAGGCCGGCCATGGTCTCGACGCGGGTTCGTCCACTGCCCCACTCCTTCACCTTGGCGTCGTGCGGCACGTAGTCGTTGCCGCGCATCCAGCCGCGCTCCGCGTAGATCTTGAACAGCTCGTCGCGGTACCACTCGACGCCGACGCCGTTGCCGACGATGTGGTCGAGGATGACGATCTGCCCGCCCTGTGCCTGATACGCCCAGATGCTCGTGCTGTCCGTGACGCCCAGATCCCAAGCGCAATGCACCGGCCGATCGGCTATCGCCTCGACCTCGGCGATGACGCGTCCCTCGGAGCGCACCAGCGCCATCTCGGAGGCGTAGAAGCTGCCGGGGATGGCCGCGTTGAAGCTGCACTCGTATTCCTGCTCGTAAGACGCACGCCCGACGTCTGCGCCGTACAGCGCCTGATACT